TAATAATGACAGGTATTCGATCCTGCCATATATTCTATAATTAGGATTTGCTTCTCGTTCAGCATCGAAAATTTCAGTAGCACTCAGGGCATTTCTTATGTCATACTCAATGATTTGTCCGGTTTTATTCTCTATATTTAATTTGAGATAATTATTCTTATCAACCGAAACGACATTCTTACTGCTGTTAAGTAATATTTGTAGTTGTTCATCCATATTTATAAATACCTTAAAATTTTTTTAAAAAGACACGCTATACTAATCCTAATGATATCATAAATTGAATGCAATCTGCACCACCAAATCCTTTATAGAAATAAGTATTGCTGTCTTGTACATTTGTCTGACCACCATTATTTCTCCCGCCATTAAATGGACAATTTATTGCTAATGCTCCATTACGATATTTAGTACCAGAAAGACCCGCAACATCAGATTGTCTGAATCCCTTTTTTGCTGTAGCCATTTTAGTAATATCGGTTTTTGGTACAATTACAAAATCGGTCCAATGTAAATCAGTACGAGCAAACCATTTAGTGTTGAATTGTCTTGCGGCAATTGGCTGTGTATTATCTTCGTAGAAATAGGTATATCTATTATATAGCCAATTCATAAAGTTTGTGTTAGAACGCCAATCTTCTATATATGCATATCCATTACTAACATATCCAAATTGAGGTAAATATGCACAAAAATTTAACCAATTAGCTGCAAATATTTCGTATTGTTTACCATCAACAGTCATCTTTACATTATTAATCATTTCATATTGAGTGTTTCCGGTTATTAAACCGCTAATATCATTTGTGATAATAATTCCCGAATCTCGTGCGGGTTCTAGTCCATATGGCACGTTAACATAGTCCCATTTTGAATAATATTCCATTGGTGTACCCACAGTTCCATTAAGTTTTGCTTTATTATTTTCATCTTGGTCGAGAAATACACTACCATTAAATTTAGCAATACTATAAATTGTTCCGCCAGTAAATGTATAGTGCTGTTTTCTCCAATTATTATTATTTGTAACACTTCCCATTGTGGGTTCAGGTGACAAACCCTGACCAGGATTTGCGGATTGTGGAAACTTTAATATTGTTCGAATTGGAGTAAATGTTTGATCATCACCACTACCTTGCCAATTTAGCGATACTGCATCTTGACTTAATTCAAGGGTTAAGAATCCTCTAAATTTTGTGTAAATACCATCTACCGAATTTTCTGAAACACTACTTTCTTTACCAAATTCATCAGTTATTATTTTATTTCTATTGCAACTAATAATAAACACAAAATCACCGTCTCTTTTATAAACTGAATATTGTGACGGGTCTAAAACTAACATATCTGTTTTGGGATCAACAGTACCTGCATCAATGTTTGCGTCTATAACAGACGGTGGATAATAATATATTTTTTCGCTTATAATTCCAATTCTCTTTGTGGTCATACTCATTTTAGGATAGGTATCACTACTACCCATAGTATATAGTTCATTAATCTTTTTATCGGGAAAAACATCATCGCCCCACATCGCATTTTGACCATCGGTAAAAACCGTTCCAAATATAATAAAGGTATTGCTAAGTATTGAACGTATTCTGAAGTCTTGACGGGTGATACCTATTATGAAATTAGTTGTATCGCCCCAAAATGGAACTATATCCACAGTAATTTCCTGTGTTTCAATATTTGGTAAGTCATTCAGATCATCACTTGGTTTTATTTTTGAATTATTATCATAAAATAGATTCGGTGAGTATCCTAAATTTGTTACCATAGCAGCGGGATTCATAGAGTACTTACCAATATCAGTAATATCAACGCTCATATGAACCGTTTGCGTACCAATAGGCACACCAAATATCATATAATCACCAGCATCATTAGTTAATGCGGTATATTTATAATATTTTTTATACACATCTAAAAATGATTGATTTGCAACGATTTCTGGTTTAATTGGAAAACTACCAAATGGCTGTTTGGGTTTATAAATACCCTCACTTGGAACGTATTGACTAACTCTTGGAAGCAGGTTATATCGTTTTCCTTGTGAATTTTTATCTCTTGGAGTTTTATATGGATATATGCTCGATATGCTACCAATTTCAGCATCAGTATCACTGAGCGGTATAAAAATACTAATCTTGGCGTTTGGTATACCAATTCCACCGTTTGCTATTACTCTACCCACCAATACTCCATAGTCTGAATTAAAATCCTGATAAGCATCTTTGGTGTAGATGTTCAACGTCATGAATTGAAGTTGTTCGACATCTTGTTGAAGTTTCACAATAATTGTTTTATTATTTCCTGTTATACCAGTACTCAAATAAATGCGTTGCGATGTATTCATATGATATTAAAATGTATTTTACATAAATACTATTAGAAGAATTTTCAAAAAATTTAAAAAATAAATGAAAAAAAATTGCATGAAATTTTCAGAAATTTCATGCAAAAAAATTGGAAAATGTGAGAATCTACGGCAAAAAATCTAAAAAATGGATAAATCTGTGTTTATGAGCACCTATACCCTTGTGATAATAATTATTGTAAAACACCTTTTCAATAATTTTTTAGTATTTATTTGAAAAGTAGCAATAGTATATAAAGTATAAAATAATAATAGAAATTAAATAATTAAATAACATGAGCGAATTTGTATTTACCTCTCCGGGTGTAAAATTTAAAGAACGTGATTTATCATTTGTAACACGTAACGTAGGCATAACAACATTGGGTGTGGTTGGCGAAACAACAAAAGGTCCGGCATTTGAACCTATATATGTACAGGATCAAACTCAATTTGCACAAAGATTTGGACCACAAAGCGTACAAAGATTTCCTAACGGACAACTTCAATATCAATTGCCATATACGGCAAATGCATATTTAAATGAATCTAATCAAATGTGGGTAACTAGAATATTAGGTCTTAGTGGATATGATGCAGGTCAAGCATGGGCAATTACATTAAGTGCTGGCGTTGATCCTCTAACGATACATTCCACTGGAACTCCTACTACTGGCACTACTAGTTTTACTGATGGCATATATTTGGGTGTTGCATTATATAATACTGGTCAGACAGGTACGACATTTAGTGGATTTACTAAAGTGGCATATCCTTCAACATTATTTAATGGATATTCACATCATTTTACAGTATTAACATATACTGGTAGTACTAATAGTGGTACTGTTAGAGACGTTGTAACACATTTAACTGGTGCTTCATATAGTGAATATGAAAATATGGTACTCGCAGTAATTAGAAGTAGAGGATATGTTGTACCTCATTCGAATTTACCATCAACAACTACATGGAATACAACAAGTCTTACAATGACAGGCAATACCACTAACGTTGGAATTGGCGATATGTTTGGATTATTTACTTTAAGGGCATATAGTACTGGAAGTACTGAATATTATACAGTATCGTTGAATCCCGATGCAAGTAGTTTCTTACCTAATGTAATTGGTATTACCGCAAAAGATATGAACACTAAAATTTGGCTTCAAGCAAGTTATCCTAACTTAATCAAAAAAATTGATGCTGAAGGATATGGCTACGCAATTAATACTGTGTTAATAAACGCAAGTTCTGCATTATACGGTGATTACAAAACACAATTCAAAACACCTGAAACTCCTTGGGTAGTATCTCAACTTAAAGGTAATAGTGTTGGTAAGTTATTTAAATTCATCAGCATATCAGATGGCGACACAGCAAATGAAGAAATTAAATTAAGTATACAGAACATCAATCCAATTACTTTAGAATTTGACGTAATAGTTCGTTCATTCTATGATACTGACGCAAATCCAAATATCTTGGAAACTTATTCAAGAAATAGTTTAATTAAAGGTACGACAAACTATATTGGACAGCGTATAGGTACTGTTGATGGCGAATATGATCTACAAAGCAAATACGTTATGCTTGAATTAGCAGATAGTATTCCACCTGATGCATTCCCCGCAGGTTTTGAAGGTTATTACTTCAATGATTATGCTAAGTCAGCAACGGGTGATGTAACTACGGCAGGTAAAACACCTAAGATATTCTATAAAACACATTATGAATCAAATGAAAGAATAGCGAGAGTATATTTAGGTGAATCAGCAAGTGCTTATGATGGTCCTGGTATCGTGGGTGATGGTATTAATCAAAACTTCTTTAACTTCAATGGCTATAATAATTCAAGTGCCAATTCAAGCGGATATACAAAAACTAAAGGTTTCCACATGGATAAATATGCAACTGGTAGTTCATATAATGGATGGCAATTTGAAACAGGTGCAGGTCCATTTAGTGGCATTGATGATGTTATTGATCCAACAGACACATATTATTTATTGGCTACAAGAAAATTCACCGTAGCACCATCTGGTGGTTTTGATGGATGGAATGTTAATGGAACAAGTCGTTCATATGGTGACTTATATCGTCAGGGTGGTATTTATGACGGAGTAGCACCAAATGTTCCGGCAACAAATGACTTCCAGGCATGGCAGACGGCAATACAGACATTCAGCAATCCTGAAGAAGTAACAATTAACGTATTCGCAACTCCGGGTATTAATTGGAGTGAAGAAAATATTTTAGTTCAGGATACAATCACTATGATGGAAAAACAGAGAACTGATACACTATATATTATAGATTCTCCATTTCTTGATATACCAAAAACAATCGGTGACGTACAGGATGTATTGGCAGCGCAGGATGTTGTTGACTTACTCGATGGCGCAGGTATTGACAGCAATTATGCTTGTACTTACTTCCCTTGGATTCAGATGAGGGATACTCAGAATAATGTCAACATTTATATTCCACCAACAGGTGAAGTAGTAAAAGCAATGGCATTTACTGATAATACTTCATTCCCTTGGTTTGCGCCTGCAGGTCTACAACGTGGAACTACTGATGCAAGAAAATCTCAATATAAAATGTCTTTAGCTGCTCGTGATATACTTTACGCAGGACGTATTAACCCAATGGCTGATTTTGCAGATGCGGGTACAGCAATCTTTGGACAGAAGACATTACAGGTTAAAGAAAGTGCTTTGAACAGAATCAATGTGAGAAGATTATTGCTTCAATTAAAAGTTCTTATTGCCAATATCGCAATCAGATTGGTATTTGAACAAAATGATCAAACAACAATTGACCAATTCTTATCAAAAGCAACACCAATACTTGACACTATACAGAGAGAAAGAGGTTTATATGAGTTCAGAATTAAAATGGACGATAGTATTAATACTCCTGAGACAATTGACAGAAATGAATTATTTGGCGAAATATTCTTAAAGCCAACACGTTCTCTTGAATTTATCGGCATTACGTTTACAATAACTCCTTCTGGTGCATCATTTGCCGATGTTGGTGCATAATTTGTGATTTTTTAAATTGGAGACCCGCTTACTTTGGCGGGTCTCTTTTTTTATTAGAAGTATTTATGGAAAATAATTATATTAAAATATTGATACTATGTCAACAAGAAGAGGACCAAAAGTAGAACCACATGAAAACCCTTTAATAGAAAATGAAATTAAAAATAACTGGGAAGAAAGTGGCATTTTAGATGGTCTTACAGGTAATATAGACCCTACAGTTGCAGAATTATTTGAATCGGAAGCTTCATATATTATTAATGAAGCACCTGAAATTAATACATTACCGCAACCACAAAAAAGAAAAAAAAATATAAATGAATTAAATCAAACTGAATTACGAATGTTTCATAAGACAGGATTTCTGCCGGAAATTTAAAATAATTTTAAATACAAGAGTATTTATTATTATAAAACAAAAAAATAAGTATTAAAATTTAAACAGATAAAAACATGGCAGGAGAAATGATTAGGGGTATCCCGTTTCAATACGAACCAAAAAGACAAAATAGATTCTTTGCAGAATTTGCCGATGAATTAGGTATCGAAGTATGGAAGGTTCAAAAATTTAAAAGACCAACCATGAAGATCAATTCAGTAGAAATAAATTATATGAACGAACGTAATTATGTTGCAGGACGTTATAATTGGGAAGCAATGGAAGTAACATTCCTTGATCCAATTGGTCCTTCAACCTCACAGCAATTGATGGAATGGGTTCGTTTGCACGCTGAATCTCTTACTGGTCGTATGGGTTATGCTGCAGGATATAAGAAAAATATCTTATTGAAAGCACTCGATCCAACAGGTGTTGAAGTAGAAAAATGGTTCTTGGAACAATGTATGATTACATCAATTGATTTCCAAGAAAATAGTTATGACGAAGATGCATTGACAAACATAGTCTTGACTTTGCAACCGTGGCGCTGCATTTTAAATCTCTAGTAATTGGTTGATAATCAATTAACTATGAAATGATATTAGAAAGCCACTTAGTTGTGGCTTTTTTTATGCAATCAATTGTTGTTTTCTTTCATTAAAAATAACGTCAACATGAAATTTTCTATCTGTTGTCTTAATGATACGATATGATTCGTTACGATGCGAAAACCAGACGATATATGACTGTCCTAATTTAATTGGTGTATTCTTTTCGATAATTTGTTTATACATTTCTAACTGTAAGCTATATACTTCCAAATCGCAGTCTTCAATGGTACAAAGATTTCCGAGCAAATATTTTTCTTTATTCTCAGTATCGAATTTTTTATTACTTTTCCAATCCCAAATTTGAAATTCTTTCATTTTTACATTATAAAACAATATGTCAAGCATTCCAGCGATTAATGATTCTTTATCATAAACCACCATTTCGGTTCGAATTGGAATTAATTTGCCTTGAACGTCATTATAAAATTTGTCAACGTGCTTTTTTGTAATCTCATATTCAATCAGAACAGGGTCAAAGCCAAATTCACTCAATATAATCTGTTGAGGATACTCGAATTTCTTATTTTGGAATAGGTTTTCGGCATAGTCATGGATGGATGAACCTTTTATCGTTCCTTTCCTATTAATGAATTTCCATGCCCTTAAAACCTCTTCAGGAGTCAAATTCTTTTGTGTTGCCTTAAAATCTGACCAATAACTTTCATCAAACCCTTCTTGATACCTATGTATTAATGTTGTTACAGAAATTAATTCCTTACCATCAATAAAATATTTATGCGGCTGATCATAAAATGTAATATCATTAAATGCGGTAAATAATTCGCTTGGTATCAATTTCATGAAGCAAATGTACGATAATTTTAATTTATTACAATGTTTTTTTGTAAAATAGCATCAAGATCAATACTATTAAGACTAACTATTATTGCCGTTACATCAACAGGCATATTTGAATAAGGATGCATATGTTGAATTATTGCATCTCTAAATATCTTAAGGGTTTCAACAATTAAATCTGCACGTCCAAGTGGATGTCCTTCATCAAAAATTTTCTGACGATCATCAGGCGTGAGTCTTGCTGCTTTGAATTGTGGATCACCACTATGTGAAAGTATTGCGATTTTATCTCCCTGAATAATTACATTACTATAATATTCAGCAGTATTATTCATTGGTTCATAAACCATGTCAAATGTTGCGGGGTTCATTACATTTAACTTAAGAACATTGCCATTCTCATGTTTTCCCGCCCTAATTGATACTTGATTAATTCTCAATATAATATCAGTGTTAATTCTACCAACAATCGCAATATCTTCCTTTAATGGATATATACCATCGGCATCAGGATACGTACTTACTGCGGGTTCGGGGTTTGTCAGTCCCATATTTGTTGTTGAAAGTGCAGTATATGAAGTATCAAAACTTATTTTTTGTGGCTGAGATATGATTGGACCTTCCCAATAACGACTTCTTTCTGAATATTTAATATCTTCAATAAAAACTCTTACAATTTCCCCTACCTTCGGATAAACATGAAAGAATTTAGGCACAATTGGATAGCACCAAGACAAATCAGCATTAGATGTTTTATTATCTAGGTCAGGAATTTTTACTTTAATTCTACCCCCATCAGTAGGATCGTCAATAGATACTACTTCACCATAATAAATTGTTCTGGTAACATTAACTATACTACCTTCTTTTCTATATGGATTACTTGTTTGTAATATTGGTTTCTCAAACGACATTTTGTCTA